AGCGAAACAGACTTAGGAGACGGACAAGATGAACTAAGCCACCGCGAAGAACTAGTAGCTTCGTTAAATGCGGTTCCGAGATTCACAGTACTCTCGCCAAGTTGATAAGAGTCGCCTTTAGTGGCGGTCTCGATGCCGGATTTGGCGTCATCGTAGTTCCAAGCACATGCCTGTTCCTTTTGCTTACGCAGGATGGCGCACTGGATGACATCACCCTTGCAGGCCAGCGCTTGAGAACACAGCTCACCGGCGACGGAGCTGGGTTCCTTGTCCTCGCCCTCCCCGTTGCCATCACCGTCACCAGAGCCGCCGCCGTCACCAGAGCCGCCGCCATCACCGGAGCCGTCGCCATCNCCGGAGCCGTCGCCATCACCAGAGCCGTCGCCATCACCACCGCCGCCACCACCGCCACCACCAGAACCATCACCGGGATCAGTAGGATCAGTGGGGTCAGTAGGCTCGGTGGGACCGCAACCGCCTACATCGACCTCAGGGTCGCAGGGTTTGGGCGGTTCCTTGGAGCAGAACGTGCCGTTCCAGACGTAGCCGGTCGGGCACTTGTTATCAGGATCGGGAACGGGAGTGTCGTCGGGATTCTCTTGCGCAGCTGGATTGCCGGGCTCCTTACGAGTGTCGCCAGTGCACTGAATGCCATTGCCGGTGTAGTTGTACCAGCCAAAGACGCCAGAAGGCTCGCCACTGCTGTAAACGAAGATGTTGGTCGCCGCTGTATAGCCGAAGGCATATTGGCAACTGTTCGCACAAACAGAGCCCGGAGGATCAATAAGAGGCTGACCAACAGCCTCTTTCAACTTATGTTCGTGGACTATGACTTGACCAATCGTTGATTCGCAAACAGAGGGTGGCGGAGTGCAAATGCCAGTTGACGAATTATAGGAGCCAGAACAGGTAGTCCCTCTACGAGCAGCAACAGCAAGGGTTCCGTGAGGGGCGCGACAATTAAACTGAGTGTCGCTAGAACGCTGGACGGTCAATGTATAGGTAATAGCGTTAGCTGCCCAATAGGCCTGACATGCACCGGTAGGCGTCGAGAACTGTCCCAAAGAAGGGATGTTGTTAACCTCCCAATAATACTCTGTTGCATGAGCAAGGCCTGATATCAAAATAGAAAGCAGGGCGATAGCTGACCTAGAGACAAACTTATTCATAGCTCTAAACCCGCCCAAAGAACAAAAGATAAACCGCGAGAACGGAAATGACGAAAACATAAAGTAGCGGGTCCATATCGTTCTCCAGAAAAAGAAAACCCCGCCGGAGCGGGGTTTGATGCTTCGGCACATGAAGCGCGCAGTTACATCACAGGGCGCGACGGAGCCACTTGAATGCAGCGATGGCGATCAATACGCCGATGATGAGACCACCGAGCTCCATACCATCAGCCTTGGCATCGCCAGTTGCGGCGGTAGCTTCCGGAGGAAGAGCGGCATATGCCGAAACGGCGTAGCCCATTGCGATGGCGGAACCAGCAGCAACTTGACGGCCGAACTTGCGAACAGTGTTCATGTATTTCATGGGTGCAGCTCCTTGCTAGAAAAGTGCCTTTTTAAGCACTAGGAAGCCGAAGATGATGGCGAACAGGATTATTGTTTCGTCCTTGAGCTCGGAATAATCATCGGCAGTTAGGGCGGGATTGCCCGTTTCAGTTAGCGTGCCTGGACACCGAAGTTGGCCTTCCGGTGTAGTGGTCCAGTGTTCAGAGCACGCGATATAGAACATGGATTAGCCGGCAACCTTGGCAGGACCGACGGCAGCAGGCGCCGGGTTCGCAATGCGGCGGCCTTGGCGCGGATCAACTTCGAAGTGAATGCGGTCATCCTTGATCGAGCAGCTGACGTCGCACTCGTAATGGCCGACCGGAAGCACTTCCTGCTGAGAGGCGGCGTAGTAGCTGAACTTCTGCGGATACGGGACACCCGGCAGATGCGCGTAGGCTTCGGCCATCCAGTAGGGCTTTTGCGACTTGGTGGCGATGCCGGTGCGGAAGTTGCCGGTGGTTTCGATCTTGATAGTCATAGCCATGGGTATTGCCTCTTAAAAGCCGAACAGGTCGGCGACGCAGGGAGTGCCACGCTCTTGGCGTTCCAAGAACCATTGGCGTTCGGGCTTGATGCCCTCGGACTGGCGAGCTTCGAGCGCTGCCAGGGTTTCGTTTACTTGCTGCTGCAGAACCGGGTTCACGAATGGCCGGGCCTGCTGTTGCTCTTGAAGACGGCGGCGCTGGCCGCTGGTGAGCTGGGCGCCTTGGAAGCTGACGGTTTTGGTACCGTTTCGCTGAACATGGTCGAGCTGGCCGGGAGCGACTTGCGCGTGATTCGGTACCGTATTCATGGGCGGAACTCCAAACGCACGAGGTAGATGGCGATGGCGCCACCAGCGAGGGTTGCGAGCAGGGAAACGGTCGCGGCGATCATGCGGCCACCTGCAGATGGTTCGGGCGCTGGTACCAGCTCGGAATGGCCAACACGGTGGACTTGGTGATTTCGCGGGCCTGACGCACGAAGACGGGCGCGAAGCGGCTGGTGTCGCAGGCGTTGCGGATGTTGATGCCGATGCGGTTGAGGCGCGCGGCATGCTCTTGGGCGGCGGACTTGTTGAAGTCGAACTGCTGGCCGTGCATCCACTGAATCGCATACATGGCGGTGGTGTTCGCTGCACGGGTGGTGTTTACGATCTGCTCAGCCAAGAGCTGTTCGGATATGGAAACGATGTCCATTGCGGTCACCTTCAGTCGTTCGTCAATTCTCAAAAACTCGTCGTGGAGTTCGGCAAAACACCGTTCGTCAAAGAGGCCCCAATAGGCCAAGCATTCGCGCTGCAAAAATTCGTTCTTGAGCTCCTGCTCCATGCGAACCACGCCATGAAGGGCGCAGTAATCGCGGACGCGCTGCACGTACAGGAACTCGGCGGATTCATCGCCGTAGAGGCGCTTAATCTTCGGGAGCAGGTTCTCGTCCAGCTCGAAAGCCTTGTCATAGGCCTTGCGGTACTGGAGGCGCCCGCCTTTGCCGTTGCCTTCGGGGTCCAGGCGACGGTGCGACCGTTGGGGTAAAGAAAGCCGATGCTGTGCCCTATGCGCTGGGAGGACACGCCGCGCAGATAAGCCAGAACGTTGCCCTCTCCTACCGATACGTTGGTGGTGAGGTCGATGCGTTCGATCTTGGCGCCGTCTGCCACGCGATCACCGGTCTTTGCACCGGATGCACCGTCCCGCAGATCAACACGGGTGCAGCGGGTGAAGCCCGGCAGGCCGTACTCAGCCAGAAGCTGGTTGTAGACCGAGACACACTGCTCGATGGTCGAGAAGCCGAACAGGTTGTCCAGGCGCCCTACCCGGCTTGGGTTGCCTTCGACGCGGACTTTCCGACCCTGCACATGGATCGTCACCGACGTGGAATAGCTGGCCTCATGCTTGAACCGAGGCTGTCGGGTGGAGAGCACCTCATTAGTGTTCGTGTCGATTGTGATGGTCATCACATCGCACACAACCGGAAGGTCGTGCTGATGCTCTTGAGACACCGTTAGCCAATCGATAAACATCCCTGCTCCCCTCGATGCATGCATGCATGCAAATCACATTGAGGCGGAATGTATACGGTTGAACTTGCATGCGTCAACACAAATCACATGCATGCACGTATGCTGATTGACGGGTGTCAATATGGACCAATTGAAAATGCCAGCAACGATTCGCCTTACGAACGCCGAGCAAGAGGCGATCCGGCAAAAATGTATAGAAATCAACAAGTTACTCGTAAAGCGCGGCATGCCGCCGATGCGGGATAGCGAGCTTGTGCACAAAATCCTCGATAAATCAGTGCCTTACGTGCAGATCAATGCATCTGGCGACGTGGTGATCGAGACCGAGTGACCCCGGGAATCCGGGGTAAAGTGGGGGTGTAACAGCACCCCCACCGCCGACCAGCTGAAAAGCGCTGCTGAAACCGAGCAACTATCGTGACCTGACCAGAGGCGGTGCTGAGGGTCCTGGGAGAGCGGCAGAGAGTTACCCAGGAGCTGTTCCATTTGGGCAGATCAGGGCGCGGGTTGAGTTGGTGGCGGGACAACGGGACGAAGATCGCGAGAAGCCTCCAGAGGGCCATACAGGCCGCTGGGGGCTTTTTTGTGGGTCGATGGTTGCGGCCCCTTCGGGGGTATCGTCGCAGGCGCTATGCAGCACGACAGGAGGCAGTGCAGGCGACTAATCGCCGCGAGCGGCGAGGTCGAGGTTATCCGAGGGCCATCAGAGGCCAGCAGCCATTCGAGCAGTCTTGAGACGGTACATGTAGTCCTCAATGGACTCGTTAGGGCGGGGGCCCTCGGTCTTAACGGTACCGTATTTTTCGATGGGCGTTGCTGGCCGGGAGGAAGATGGAGGTGGCAACGGTACCGAATCGTTAAACATATCGCCCTGTCCGCAGGCTTCAAGCAAGTGAACAGCTGCTGATCGGGCACCTTCGAGAGTCTGGCGAAGAACCTTGATTTCGGTATCACGATCTTCGAGCTGCCGTTTGAGACGCTTAACCTCTTCATAAAGTTTTAGTGCGTCCTCTGCAGCTTCGGAAAATGCCTGTGCTGCTCGCTTTTTCCCGTAATGCATCTTCATGCGGTCGGCGAAGCTGTCTTCTACTTCAAATTTGATCAACATAGTTTTGGTACCGTTTCCCTTAACCAGGTGCGTTCCTCGAGGAGGAAAATGGTACCAAACCATAATGGCGCCCTGATAGTGATAGGTACCGTTTTCTGCTGCAGATCCGCGACCTGGTAATCAGAAACGGTACCGTTTCGAGCTGCTGAAGATCCTGGCCGGGAGCGAGATGGAGGCGAAGACGGTACCAAACGGCGCCTCGCATAATCGCAGGTTGATGTTAAACCGCTTCGCCGTGGCCAGTGATAGTCCCACGGCGGCGGCTCAACATAACCTGCAGCCCCATTATGCGAAGCGCCCTAGGTTGGCTTGAGGCACAACGGACAGGCCTTTGCTGGCCACTGCACGGGGTTCCAATAGCGAACGCCACAATGGTCGCAGCGCGTGTGCCGTAGAAGCTGCGTAAACATCATCACCTCCAAGGCCTCGACGGATATTCGGAGTCAGCAACCACAGTCAGCCGCGGGACGTACTCTGCTGGCGGCTGCGCGGCGGAATGGTCGATATACGCGTGTCGCCCGCTGGTGGGAATCACTGTTGACGAAGAAACCGTCTGCGGCATCCGGGCTGCGGGCACTCGCCCGGTTGCAGCAGCCGGATTGCTGCTGTTGCCGAACATGGAACCGGCTCCCGCGAATTGTTGGATGTCCGGTCGCGTGTCATCGAAGTAACCGTTTTCGACGACCTGGAGGCAGAATTCGGCGCTGGTATTGGCGCGGGTAATTTGCTGGCTGTAGCACTGGCAGGTGTACTCCCGACCGTCACGCGTGCCGATCGGGAAACCGCGAGTACGGGCGCGATCGATCCGGCGCGGGTCTTCGCTAGCAGCACAAACGAGCCGGGGAAACGATTTCGGCTCAGTGAGCTTGTCGTATCGAGGCGCCGACATGGGGACGTCTTCAAGCCTGGGCTTGAGGGTGTCCAGGTACTGCTCCTGGGTCATGGGCTGCTGACCGATGTTGAATGACTTCGAAACGGTATCCATGGGGTTGAGCGATAGGCTCGACTGCGAGGACTGGGCAGGCTGCGATTGCTCAAGCGGAGCGGCCTCGGCAGCAACAGCAGGCGTCGAATAGGTGTACCAG